GCCCTTCTAACTTCATTAACTGAAGCTACCTTGCTTCCTCGTAAACTAATAGATGATATCAACCTATTAGGAGGAGATAAGCTGGCGCGTAAGTTACATGAACAATTAGAAAGGTGGGATGTGCTTCCTAACTCAATAGCTGGAATGTGAACAAGAAAATTCCCAGTTAAGAACCAATCTCTTCGAAAACTCTCTTACTTTTCTGATAAAGAGGGTAAGACGAGAGAGATTGCCATCCTTGATTACTGGTCACAGTCAGCTTTACATAGATTACACCAAATTTTAAACGGTGTTTTATCTAAAATAAAGAGCGACTGTACTTATAATCAGGGACGATTCAAAGAAATACTACCTACCAATAAGATTATGCACTCTCTAGACTTGACTGCTGCTACCGATCGTATGCCTATAGCTCTCCAAAAGAGAGTTATATCGCATATTATCGGTGAACAGAAGGCAGAATGTTGAATGAGAATCTTAGTTGGTATGCCATTTACAGTAAAAGGGTTGAACAGACCCATTTACTATAAAACAGGGCAACCAATGGGAGCTTATTCTTCATGACCGGCTATGGCATTGACTCATCACACTATAGTTCAGGTTGCTGCTATAAGAGCAGGTCAGACTTTAGACTTCAAAGTCTTTACTGATTATGCTCTTTTAGGAGATGACCTGGTTATAGCTAACTGTGATGTAGCTAGAGAATACAAGTTACTTCTTCAAGACTTGGATATGCCAATTTCATTAGAAAAATCTCATACGGCCTTAGGGTCATATGAGTTTGCTAAGAGATGGATTATACAAGGAGAAGAAATAACAGGATTCTCTATATCAGGGCTTCTTGAGACATGGAAGAAATATCCATTACTTAAGAATTTCCTTGATAATCAATGCGGACACGGTTGGGAACTAGATAAGGAGAGGCACCCGGATCTTATCCTTGATATCTGAAAAGTTATGAAAGGTAAGTATTTTATCTTCGAACATACTAACCGTATCATTAAACTTTATAAGGTATTCTGCCAGTTGTCAGAAGACATTAAAACGGGTAATTCGCTTAACTCATTTGAACTAGTTAAGGAGTTATTCGGTTTTAAGGCTTTAGGATTAACACCTGAAGAAGTTCAACTTCTTCCGGCATTAGCCAAAAAGCGGCTGGTAGAAAAGGATATCTATACATTCCAATGTGAGCAAGAAGAATTGATGAAACAATTCGACGCGCTTATAAATGAATATATAGAGGCTTGGGCAGATCCTACCCAACGTGCATTCTTAAAGGAGGTTGTACCAGTGATGGTAAAAGCTGATCATCCATTGCTAGACTCGTTAGAGAG